CGGATGCAATATCTATCTGTTTGAGTATATTTCGCATTTTATCACCATCCGGTCCAGCCTTTCCTTTCTTTTTTACAAGCTTAGCCTCTGCTTCATCGTGTCCAACTAATAGTGCCGAATTTACAACACCGATTCCACGTTCATTCATCCCCTCACTCCAATCGGTAACCATATCATGTAAATATGCAACTTCTACGCCATCAATAATAGTGTGAATAATTTCTAAAGATGGATTATACGCTCTATCTCTATTTTTTGCTAAAATAAATTTATTGTTTATTTCTTTAGATACTATTATACACATTTTGATAAAATATTATGTTAGTAATAAATATCTACAAATAAAAAAAGAATATTATGAATAGCATGGGTTTAAGATGGGTAGTTTGGTTAAAAATTTAATTAATATATTATGAAATCTTAATCTTTATATGAATAGAATGATACTATATTATATTTAGTATCACTTTTTACCAATTCTACCTCGTGATATAGGTTAATATCACTATCCAATACAACAAAATTTGGAAAAGTTGGTTTTAATTTAATTTGTGTATTATCTTTCGTATATAGTATTAAATTACCACCGTTTTCATCATTCCATTCGGAATTTAAAAAAAACAAAAATACACATATCCTACTAATAGGTTTACCGTCATCGTGTAATTTTATTTGACAACCTTCATCATAAAATTGTAAATTAGTATTTCCTTCAAATATTTTATCTCCATATTGTGTATAATAATGTTTAATAAATTTCGTCTGAAACTCTTTTAAAAAATCACTTCGTATAATTGTATCTATATCAGGATCTTTAGCTGTCCCAAACACCCAAGTTGGGTTAAATTTACATTCATTTATTTTTTTAAGTTGATATTGGTGTGCTATTTTATACACATAATCTGCGGTTTCCAAATCATCATCTCTAATAAGTAAATCATTATATACTATTTTTTCCGCGTATGATAAGTTATTATATGTATACCAATAATCATATTGAGAATGTCTTTTTATATTCTTGCTATCAATGAATGATTTTAATTCTACTAATTTATTAAAATCAATTAAATCTAAATAATTTTCTAAACTGTCATACAGATACCCATTATTTTTAAATTCTTCTAAAGATACCATATCTGTATTTATTAATAATCAATCTTACTAAACCCATCTATTTTCTTTATCTCTATCAGCCCATCTACAATATCTCGCATTTGTTCTAAATGTGATATCATCCAAATAAAATCAAATTGAGTTTTTAAATATTGCATCATCATAAAAAGGGATGAAAGATTGTCAGAATCCAAAGTACCAAATCCTTCATCAATTACTAAAAAGTTTGGACGGGGTAAGTTACATATGTTAATTAGAGCTACTCTAATAGCCAAACCACTTACGAATTTTTCCATACCACTACACATCTCTAACGGCCATTCTTGATCCTCATATACTATTTTTGCATTTATAGATTTGCCATCCACATCCATCATTACACTAAAATCCACAACCTGCGCTAATATGTTATTTATTTCATTTTCAATTACAGGTAGGGCTTTAGAAATTAACTCATACGGAATACCATCTCTCTTTACTGCATCTAAATAATAAGTATATAATCTGTTCTTTTCTTCCAACTCTTTAACTTCTTCCATTTTAGATTTAACAGTATCTATGAATGAATTTATAGTTGCGATTGAACCGTTTAATATTGATATTTTATTTGTTATATTTTTAATTTCTATTTCAATTTTGTTTTTTGATTTTTCTAATTTAGAAATTTCATTTTCAATAGAAATATTTTTTATAATTGTACTTTCATTTGCATGATACGTTTCAATATTAGTTTGTATTGATTGTAATTTATGATTTAGTAATTCTCTTTTGGTACTAATTCCATTTATTTCTGTTTGTGTTTTTTCTTTAATTACAATACATTGTTGGTATTTTGAATTTAATTCAGTAAGCTCATTCCACTGCTCTTCTACATCGGATATATAGGATGCTTGTTGAATTAACGATTGGTACTTATTACCCAATTGTGTTAGAATATCCACTTGCTCATCTACTTTTGTTTTTGTTTCCAACGCATCTTTTACAAATACATTAGTTATACAAAATTTACAATTAGGGTCGTACTCATGCGTTTCAAGATGTGATAATTTTTCACGATTTGATTTTATAGATTGTTCTACTAATTCAATTTGATGCTCGGTTTCGTTTATTTCATTTTTATATTCATCCCATTCTTTTTTAGCATCCTCAATTGGTTTTCCATTTATAAATTTAGATTGTTCAACTGATTGTGATAATTCGGATAGTAATACAGTATATCTTAACATTTTAGATTCACTTTCAATTCTATGCTTTTCCAAAGATACAGTATCATTTTGAATTTGAGTATTCTGTCTTTCTAAATCATCTATATCCAGTTTTACATCAATATTAGATAACTCTTTATTTAAAGAAACTATACCATCTATCAAAGTATCTTTCTCAATTACATAGTTTTCTAATTCGGTTTCTAATTCAGTAAGCTCATTCTGTTTATTTTTTAAATCATTTCCTTTTTCTGCGAGTTCTGTTGTAAAATCTGTTCTCTTAAAATTCTTAATTAGAACTGATACCTCTTTTATATCTTCACTTGCCGTTTCATATAATTTATCAAATATATTTAATCCCATAAATTGTGCCAATAAATCCTTCCTCTCTGATTGAGATTTATCGATGAATAGGGCATTATTTCCTTGCAGTGAAAGAGCAGTTAATACGAAATCTTCATATCTACCAACATACTGTTCAATAATTTGGTTAGTATCTCTACGTTCTGTTCCGTTTAATGAAATCATTCTATCATCATCCATTCTCCAAAACTTAACATCTACTTTTACATTTTTACCTTTATTTACAGTACTAGCGGTTCTTTCTATATAGTAATCTATTCCATCAACTTGAAAATGTAATTTACATTCAAAGTTATTTTTACGGTTGTTTAATATATTTGAGGCTTTAAATGCTCTACTACACTTATCGTATAAACAAAAAGATACTGCATCGAATAGTGATGATTTACCACTTGCGTTTGGTGCAAATAACCCAACTAACCCACCTAATTTAGTAAAATCAATTTTATTATTTTCACCGTATGAAAACATATTTGAAAATGTAAATTTTATAGGTTTCCAATTGATGTTACGATATACATCATCATTTACAATTCTACTATTAACTTCTCTATTGATTATTTCTAAACCATCTAAATCACTTTGTGAAATAAAGGGCATCATTCTTTGAAGATACTCATTAATAAGTGAGTTTTGATAATTTATATCCGATGCATCTTCAAAATCTAATTTATTTAATCTATTTCCAGTTTTTAATTTAGAAAGAGAATCAGTTCTAATTATTGTAAAATCATCTACATTATAAGTTTGTTTTATTTCAGTAATTACTTTTTTAGTATCAGCAGTATCGGTGTTTGCCAATCTAACTCGTAATCTTGGATATTTTGGCATATTCGTAACTATCGGTACGTTTCCATTATCAATATCCATAGTATAATATCCATAATCATTTTGAATATCAACTTCATCATACTTAAATGTATCCAAATCCCAAACTAAAAACCCATGCTTCTCTAACGATTCTCCGAAGTTCTGCTGAACTAATGATCCTGCATAGACTATCTTACATCCGGTTGGAGATGTTAGTTCCTGGCGTTTGTGAATATCTCCTAACAGTGCTAAATCGTACCCATCAAATATATCAGTTGTGAAATGCCTACTACTTACGGTATATCCAATATCCGTTGTTGAATTATCAATCGGGCCGTGAAATAATGCAATCTTTTTGTTTCCAAACAGAGTATCCGCTTTCGGCCAGTTTTCTTTTTTATCAAGAATACTAAATACTCCAAAATCAACTCCACCAATTGAATATACCTGTGTATCTCTTAAATATGTAAAGTTTGGTAGATTTAGAGCATCTACAATTGGAGTAAGAACATCCAATCTATCAGAGTTATTCATATTACAATCGTGATTACCCGTAATAAGGATAGTTTCACAATGCTTAGAACATTCAGTAAATAACCAACTAATCTCTCTAACTAATTCAGGAGATAATTCTAATTTAGCGTGTGCAATATCACCTGCTAAATAGATAAGTGAATCATCCGTTCCTCTTTTACGGATTTCTTCAAACATTTTTTCAAATACAATTCGGTATTCCGTATGCCTTTTTACATTTCTAATGTGAATATCGGCAATATGAAATATCTTTTTTAATTTATTCATAAATTATTTATTTTATTTAATAGCAACTCATCCGAAGTAAATTGAGTTGATTTATTTAATTCTTCATAAAATTTAGTATATCCAATTTCAGATGCATCTTTATCTTTTAATTGCATAAGTTTAACATTTATTCCTTGCTTTCTAAAATATTCAGAAGCCCGCAATGCCTCATTCATCGCATCACTATCCAATGATATTACAATATTTTTAACTCCATTCATAAATATTTTCTCAACCAACTGTTTAGATGGAAATTTACCTAATAACGGTACAGCATTTCTTTTAATTGCAATTGCGTCAAATATACCTTCGCATAATATTAATTCTTCATCCCAATTTATTTGAGATTCTAAACATATTATATTTTTAGATATTGGTGGATTTTTATATTTCATTTTCTCTTCCGGATAATATGAACGAGATATGAAATAATTTAACTGATTAGCTATATCATAAGACGGAATTATTATTCTTTTACTGTATAACCCTTCTTTACAATATCCTATATTATATTTAATAATCTCTTTATGGGTAATTCCCCGTTGAGTTAGATAATGAATGGCGTGTTTATATTCAGGATTAAATCCTTTAGATTCTGCATTAAGTGATATAAATTCTTTTGGTAAAGAAATAAATACTTTGGTATCACTGGCTTCCTGTTGTGGGGTATAGTTTGTATCACCGTATATATCTCTAATAATAGAAATCGTTTTACGATCTACATCTAACTTTTTTAATAATGAGGTTAGTTTTTTACCGCCGGAATTGCAGTTCCAACAATGCCACTTTTGGCTTTCTGTATTGACTTGTAGTTTTTGTTTATGATGATTGCAAAATGGACAGTAAAATGCTAACTCATTACCTCTTAAAATAGAATAACTACCTAATGTATTTGATAACGTTACTACTACTCGATTTCTGTCATTTGTACTTATCACGTATCAAATATACACATAATATTTCACATTTCCAAATAATGTATTATTCAAACCAACTATCCGGTATAAACTTATCAGAATAGTTGTAGTTGTGTTTAATACACCAATCGGCATATGATGTTTTTGAAGTTTTAGTGATTTTATTTTTAGAATTACTGAATACAAATCGTATATCTAATTCAGGATGTTGTTCTTTAATTAGTAAATGCTTCTTTCTATCCGCTGCAACAAACCTTCCTTTGGTTTCTATTATAATACCGTTTGGTAATCTAAAATCCGGAGTGTAAGTGTGATTGGATGCTGGTATTACGTATCCTATTTTTTCTGATTCGTATTTTACTGTAACCCCTTTACTTTCAATTTGAGTTGATATATTTTCTTCAAGTCCAGACTTAAACCCATATTTTCTCGCAACCCATTTAGAGTTGTTTAATTTTATAACCCGCTTAGCCATTACTTAACGTTTTATAGTATCGGAATATTTTACATTACTTAATTCACCGCCTCTGCCAGTTTTGAATTTGGTAGCAGTTAATATCTGCTCATCTACTTTTTTTAAATCATTAGTAGTGTATGGTGTTTTTAATGCATCGGATGCATCTTTACTGATTTTATCAGTTCCCAATTCTTTTTGAGATGATTTGTATAAATCTAATATTTTTGACATAATTATTATTGTTTAGTATAAATATAAGTTATGTATCAAAACGTACAATAAAGTTTATAGGAAAATCTTGTTGTGTTTTAATAGGTTGTGGTAATTTTGCTACTGCAACTAAATCGCAATTATCATCGTATAATCCTATGGTGGTAATAAATGGTGATAAGAATGAACCGGTTGTATCAATTGAACCACTAACATCAATGTGTTCAAACCCAGCGTATAGATTAGATTGTACCGATGATGTATATCTATAATCAATAATACTTCCATTTTCTAATATTGATTGTTTTCTAATATATTTTACACCAGGATTTGTAGTAATGTGTTTAATAGTGCCATCGGTATCAATTGATGTACTTCGTTCTTCTCCTACCGTAACAATAGCTGATGGGTTTTGTGAAATATTAAATTCATCTGGATCGGTTATTAACAAATATTCGTTTTCGTAGATTGTTTGAGTTGATTTAAAATTTAAATCCCAATTGTTTTGTAATTTTGTTGCCGAATATCTTGTTAATACTATCAATCCCTGATTATAAAATATATTACCAATTTTAATACCTTGTGATTCTTTTGGTAAAAATGGAATATTTTCTGCTATTGCTATACCCGATTCGATATCCAAACTAACCAATTGTATAGTAGATTGTGAAACCCCATTGTAGATTAAATCCAACGTCCCAGATTGCATATTAAATGCTCCGATATATGTATCTAATGATGCGCTATAAACATATTCTGATAAATCCGTAAAATTAAATATTCGATTTTCTACATCAATTCTCGAAATATTAATTTGGTCTCTAGAATCAAATAAATTACCATTTCCATCATCAGTAAATAATGTATTATTGTCATATAATGTTAATGATTGTTTCTTAATACCCTCACCTATGTATTTTTGTGGAATTGATATAACTTTAGCAGATCCACTTAAAAATCTATCTTTAGTATTACTTTCTACATTATACCCAATCGATATATCTCCAAATCTTAAAAATGGATTATTTTCATTTCCATTATAAAACATCGAACGTAACTGCCCATATAGTGCATTTGTATCATAGGATGAGCCTGATAATATACCACCACTGATTTCATTTGTTAAAACATTTGTATAATCACCCGCAATAGCCTCTAATACCGATACTTCCGGTGAAGTATTATCAAATTCCCATTCTTTATATGCCTTAAAAGGTCTTATACTAATATCCGATTTTGGTATTCTTTTTAACATAGTATATATAAATATCTCATAAACTAAAAACCCACCAAAAAGGTGGGTTAATTAGGCGTTGGTTATTCATTATTAAAAATCAAGTTTTACTTTAATTGCAACTTCTTTGTCAAATGATTTTTCTATTGGTTTAGAAATTTTAGCAACTGCTAGTAATTCATTACCATCATCGTATAATCCTACCGTTGTAATATATACTTTTGGATTTGTTTCAAATGTTACATTTTTAAATTGACCAGTTGAACCACTTACGAATGTTGGGTTATTTGAAAAATTAAATTCTCTATTATTTGCTCTTACAAAATAATGAGATGTTGAAACATTTTCAGTTCTTCTCATTTGAAAATCAGCTCCCCTACTAATTGCTTTAAACAAAGCCACTGAACCTGAATTTATTGAGTAAGTTGAACCACTTAATGAATTGTTATGGTAAACATCTTCTTGTGAACCATTAGCTGCTCTCAAATCACCACCAACTGATGCTGATAATGCGTTTGGATTTAAAAGGATAATTCCCATATCTGGATAAAATAATCCAAATCCCTGACCGTTTGAGGCAGTTGGTGAATTAATAGTTCCTTCATTGGCTGTTCCAATATTTAATGCACCACTTACAACATTGAATATTCTACCACTTGCACCAACTGTTTCTGTTTGTCCAGAGTCATCTATTAATGTAATAGTACCCAACGAACCAGATAATGTTAATTGAAAGTTACCAGGATCAAGTTGTTCTTTATATCTCGCTCTATCAATCGCTAAAGCATAAAATGATGTTAAGTCATAACCACCTTCAACTGTACCATTGTATACACTAAAATTGGCATCAGATGAATCTAGTAATATATTTTTAAATTGATTATATACTGCTAACGACTGTCGGTATGTATCATCGGATTGAGTATACGTTGGTGAACCGGATCCGGCACTATCACCATACGCAATTGAAAACTCTTTATTTTCTATACCAGCATCACTATATACATCTATGTAGTATTTACCACTTACATCACCAATTTGTGCAGATGATGTAACAAAGGTTGCCAATGATCCTGTATCACCACTCCATATACCAGAAGTTACAACCTCTGTGCGGTTTGTTACTTTATCAATTGAACCAAACTTTTTATAAATACCATTTGTAATAGTAGTTATATCTGAACTAAGTTGTTCTCCCTCACCTAAAAATTGGTTCAAAATACCAACAAGTTCTGTTGTATTGATTGGTGTTCCTGCAGTGTTTGCAGCACTTGCTAAATAACTTGATAAGTTACTTGCTAAAAGTTGTCCTCTATTATCTCTAATTATTGCCATTTTCTATCTTATTGAACGTATGTTACGGTTACTGGAATTGTTTGTGAACCACCTGTTTCGTTACCATAAACAGTTATTGTTGTTCTGATAGTTGAAGTTAAAG